CTTGAGGCCCGTGCCAAAGAACAGGCTCTAGCCACTGCCGTAACCACCACCGCTGATGCACTGAGGAAGACAAATGAAAAAGCTAAACTGGCCACAAAAGAGCGCGACGCTGCTATTGATTCTGGTGCTCTCAGGCTGCGCGTCAAAGCGACCTGCCCCGTACCAGCCGCCACAGATCCCAGCATTGCCGCCGGAGATAGTGGAGGAGCGCCATCAGCCGAACTTGACCGAGAGATTGCTAAAGCTCTTGTCGCCATAACCGACGAAGGCAACCGCGCAATTGAAAAACTGAACGCCTGCATTACCATGTACAACAACGCTAGGAGCGCCCAATGAACCTCACACCTAACTTCTCCCTGCACGAACTGACCAAATCTGAGACTGCCCTGCGTCTGGACTTGGACAACACCCCTGACGAACAAGCCACAGAGAATCTGCGCCTGCTGTGCGAGAAAGTGCTCCAGCCCGTGCGTGACCACTTTGGCAAGGGTGTCAAGGTGAACTCAGGGTTCCGTGCTCCAGCCGTGAACCAAGCCACGGGCGGATCGAAAACCTCAGACCATTGCCTTGGCCGAGCCGCCGATATAGAGATCCCAGGCGTTGCCAACGCTGATCTGGCGCAATGGATCATGGACAACTTGGAATACACACAGCTCATCCTTGAGTTCTACACCAGTGGTATCCCTGACAGCGGCTGGGTGCACGTGTCGTATGACCCAAACAACCTGAAGAAGCAAGAGCTGACCGCCACCAAGGTGGCGGGCAAGACTACATACCTCAACGGGTTGGTTGCTTAACCTCGGCTTCGAGCTCGCGCAAGTCCATCGCCACGTCTGCCACGCCGTGCCAGTCGCACCGCGCGATCATTACGTGGAGGTACTCAATTAAAATTGCGCGTTGTGTTTTGTAGTCACTGTAGTCGGTCATTTCAGGCTCCTGATGTAAATTGCAAAACTATCAACGGTGTCCTTGCCAAACACCGTCATCTTTTGGACGTGCTGCGCTATCTCTTCGATAACTTGGTCACGGTAGGGGTTCAACGATTCTTTGCGCGGTTGTTCTATCTCTTTAGCTTTCTCATCCATTGTTCAGCTCCCTGTACGCCTTGATGGCGTCTTTCAAGTCTTGCTCCAACTGCTGGATGCGCTCGTTTTGTTCCAGCAGCTTCTCGTCGGCTTCCTTGGCAAACTTTACCAAGTTCTCACGGCTCCACGTGTCAAACACTTTTCTTCTCCTGGATGCTCTTAGTTAACTGTTGGCGCAGCCACTTGGGCCCACCCAGTTTCTTCCACTCTTCGTAGTGCGCTGGAATCAAGCGCACCCCGATGTTTTTGGCCACGCTTGTCAGTTCACTTTTTGGTCTTGGCATTTGTGTTGCTCTCCCACTACTCGGTTTAAAAAAAGCATCTTGCATTCTGTACATCTCCACAGGTCGCCTGAGACGACTATGGTTTGCTTCTCTGCGTGTTGCCCACGGACGCGCCCAAAGAATGTTCTGATCTTCTCAAGCATTTTGGTTCTCCCATCTCCTGCACAGGTCTTTGACGGTCTGGCTCTTGCGCTTGCCCTTGCATACGTTGCTGATTGACTTCTGCTTGGCCTTTATCTGCAACTGTGCTGGGGTCAGAGGCTTTGGTGGGTCAGCAGGCAACAAGCCCGCCACACCCAGCCAGCCGCACACGGCGGCGACAAGTAGTCGGTCAAAGATCATTCTTCCCCCTCGTGCTCTTTAAGCCTGCGCTGTAGCCGCCCGATGCGCTCGACGTTGTACGTGACGATTGACGCCGCGTACTCGACTGCCGACTCGGCCTCCAGCTTCTTGATGATCGCCTCGCGCAGCTCCTTGGCGATAATCTCGTTAATCGTCTTGGGCTTAATCAACTCTTTGATGTATTTGAGTGTTGATTCGCGCCAGCTCATGTGTTCTTCTCCTTGAGTTTGGCTTCAATCAATCGCACTTCAATAGGCTCAGTTCCAACTGAAAGACACAAATTCTTAATCTCCTCATCCGTCAGCCCTACCCATGTGCGCTGTGGTGGTTTGTTGTGATGTACCCCGTCAGGTTCGTAGTCGGAGTATTTCACAGGCTCCTGCTCAATCTCTTGCCCAAGCCTCTGCACTTCACGCATGGCGTGTTCTCTCAAGGCTTCTTTGATGGCGGTTCTTGCCTCGTCATACAGGTCTATTGCTTTCTCGGTTGGCTGAAATGTGCCAACGTGATACCAAGCCTCTTCCAACGCCTCCAGCGCCAGCTTCAATGCTTCTTGTGTCATGCTTGTTCTCCTACAACATAGTCTTTAAATACAGTTCCTTTGGTTGCATCACCTTTCCAACATTCTTTAACCCAACCACGCTTTCCTGACTTGTATGTGCGCCAATATCCTCTGACTTGATGTCTGCGTGGTGTGGCGTGTGTGCCTCCTTGATATTCGTTCTTTTGCTTTGGCGGTTGAATCTCAATCGTGTGCCAGTCGTATGTCGGCAACTTGCCTTCTTTGATTTTTCGGCGGTTTGTAAATGTGTCTTTTGCTGTTGGCACATACGCTTGCACTTTCATATCCAGCGATGCGTAAAACATAGTCACAATTGCACACATCATTGCTTGGTCTTGCGGGTCAATTGGCCTGTCAATTTCTCCCGTCTTTGGTTCGCCGTTGTGTTCAGCAAACAAAAAAGACCCAAGGGATTTATACCCTGTTGGCTTAAGAATCCATCCAGTCACAATGGTTGCTGTTGGCTCTGCCAAAACCGACAGCATGAAATCGCCTTGCTCTGTCTTGCCGCACAACATCATGTTTTTGTATGGCGCAGGGTGAAGCAAGTATTTGCGTTGGTCATATCCAATGTATTCTTTGATTGCGCCCGTCACATCAAACCATTGCATCTGCGTTGGGTCAAGGTTAGCAACAGACACCATTTTGACCATTTCTTTAATCAACGGTGTCATGCTTGTTCTCCTCTGGCTCTGATTGATTCAGCGCAATGTTGAGGTGTCAATGAGGGATGCTCTCCAACTTCATCACACACCCTTGCACAGGCTTCTCTTTCAATGGCAACCATCTTCTTGCACATCAATGTCCATGATGCGTTGGCTTTTGCATTGGCTTCTTCTGTTGCTTTGGCGGCTACAAGGTTGGCAAAGGCTACAAGTGCTTCAGAATAAATGCCATCAAGGTGTGGGCGCATCCCTATCAAGTTGCATTCTTGCGCCATATCAATGATTTCATCTTGTGTCATGGTCGTCTGGCCTCCTGTAGCAATTCAATACGCTCTCTAGACGCCCGCAGCATGGTGTAGCGTTGGTGCAGACGCTCCAGCACCACCACACGCTTGGCGTTGGTTCGCTCATGGGTCAGCATGTCCAACACCTTCTGCTCGTCAAAGGTCTTGAGTTCACTGTTTAGTTTTCGCCAAGTGATTTGCAATTTTTTCCTCCAGTTGGTTGATCAGTTTCATGTTCTTGCTCAACTTACGCCATGCGGCGTTGAAGTCGCGCTGGTAAATCTTGCGGATAGACTTCTCCGCCTTAAGCTGGGTCTTCCAGTTGTTCAAACGTACACTCATTTCAACTCCTCCATTGCAATATCCGACACAGCGCGCTTGTCATGCAGCGCGCCCCAAATCTTTTCGTCCACAGTCTTGTTGGTCATCATCACGTAGACCCAGACGTCGTGGCGCTGGCCTGATCGGTGCAAACGCCCGACGGTCTGCTCGTACAGTTCCAACGACCAAGGCAGGGACAAGAAAACGATTCGACAGCCGCCAAACTGGAGGTTGAGCCCGTGCCCTGCGGATTTCGGATGCACCAGTAAAAGCTCGACTTGCCCGTCGTTCCAACGTTGAATGGCGTCTTTGTCGTCAAGGGTGACCGCGTGTTTGTAGCGGCGCTTGAGTTCAGCAAGCTCTTCTTGATACGTGTAAGCAATGATGGTGTTGGCGTGTTGGTTTTCATCAAGTAACTCTTCAAGTCGGTCAAATTTGTGCGCGCTGAACCAGATCGGCGTCTGCGTAGAATCGAACTTGCCAGGCGTCTCGGAGGCCGTCCTGCGCGTGTCGTAAACGAACCCACTGGCCATCTGTTGCAACTTGCCGGTCACAACCCCCGCATTGATCGCAGTCACGTCCAGCGCCTGAAAGTCTTTCTTCATCTTCTCGTAGGGCTCACGGTCGTACAAGTCGCACCGCACCTCAACCACGTGCATGGGTGGCAGCTTGTCCTTGTACTCGCCTGGCTCCAAGACGTAGGTCGCCGGTTTGATGCGCGCCATGACGCCAGCCAGCGCGCCAACACGCGGTGCCCACTCACCGAAATCTGGGTTAATCAACACAAAGTACTGTTGCATGAACGCGCCTTTGGAACGGCCAAGCAGGGACTGGTCAACGATCTTGCACTGGCCAAAGACGTCTTCCAAGCCATTGCTGGTGAAGGAGCCGGTCAGGCCCCAGCGCACGGTCATGGGGTCGATAACTTTCATCAGCGCCTTAAAGCGTGTGCCACTGGGGTTCTTCAAGCGCGTCAGCTCATCAAACACAATGGCGTCAAAGTCCAGCGCCTGCTCGGCCAGCCATTGGATGTTGTCGTAGTTGCTCACCACAATCTGCGCCTTGGAGCGCAGTGCTGCTGTGCGTTGCTTGGGTGTGCCCACCGCCACGGCCACCGGCACGTCAGGTGCCCATTTGGGCTGCTCGACTGGCCACACGTCGGTGCAGACACGCTTGGGGGCAAGAACAAGGAACCGCTTGACCACGCCGTTGCCCAGCATGTCTTGCATGGCCGTCAAGGTGATAGCTGTCTTGCCAGCGCCAACTGGAGCCAAGATCATAGCTCGGTTGCGCTCGTACAAGAAGTCAGCCGCTTCATCTTGGTAGGGTCTAAGTTTCAAGGTACGCCTCTATGAATGCTTGCGCGGCTTGCGGGACGATGGCGTTGCCGTAGGCGCGCAAACGTCCCACTCTGGCGGGAGCCCCATAAGCCAACGGGAA